AAAACTTTTTTAAAGTTTTCTTTAGTTTTGTTAAAACTTTTTTAAAGTTTTCTTTAGTTTTGTTAAAACTTTTTTAAAGTTTTCTTTAGTTTTGTTAAAACNTTTTTAAAGTTTTCTTTAGTTTTGTTAAAACNTTTTTAAAGTTTTCTTTAGTTTTGTTAAAACTTTTTTAAAGTTTTCTTTAGTTTTGTTAAAACTTTTTTAAAGTTTTCTTTAGTTTTGTTAAAACTTTTTTAAAGTTTAAAATTGATTTAAATATTACTTATAAATAACAATTATATTGATACTTTATTATGACTAAAAACAATGAAACCTATATTAGAACAAGAGGGAAAGACAAACAAAAAAATACATTTAATAAATATGGTAAATATACTAATAAAGGTATAAGACAATTAGAAGCAATTAAAGCCAAAACTTTAGAGAAAGAACAAGTTAAGCTAAATAATTAAAAAAAAATTGAATTAAAGATATATAGTGTTTTTTATTTAATATGAAAATTGATAACGAAATAAAGCTGGATTTTAGCGATGTGCTTTTTAGACCTAAACGTTCTACATTAAGTTCGCGTAGTGAAGTTTCTCTAGAAAGAACCTTTAATTTTAAATTTAGTAAACAATCATGGACTGGCATTCCAATTATATCTAGTAATATGGATACTATTTCAAGTATTGATATGTTTAAAGCTTTATCTAAACATAAATGTTTAACATGCTTACATAAATATATTAATATAATTGATGTTGTTGACGCATGCAATGAAGGACATGATCCAAATTATTTTATTTTAAGCACCGGAATTTTAGATAAAGACTATGATAAATTAAAAGAAAATTATGATATTCTTAAAGCCTATAATATACCATTGAAATTCATTTGTATAGATGTAGCAAATGGATATATGTTTAAACTCATTGATTTTTGTAAGAAAGTTAGAAGCGAATTCCCTAATGTTACATTAATTGCTGGTAATGTAGTTACGCGAGAAATTGTAGAAGAACTAATTATATCCGGATTGGTAGATATTATTAAAGTTGGTATTGGTAGTGGTGCTGTTTGCACTACTCGTCTTAAAACAGGTGTAGGAATGCCCCAATTTAGCGCAGTATTAGAATGTAGTGATGCTGCACATGGTTTAAATGGTATGATTGTTAGTGATGGGGGTATTTGTCATCCTGGAGATGTTAGTAAAGCTATTGGTGGAGGAGCTGATTTTGTCATGATTGGAAGCATGTTAGCTGGACACACTGAATGTCCAGGCGACCTAATTGAAAATGAAAATGGTGACAAATTTAAATTATTTTATGGTATGTCATCGGATACTGCAATGAATAAACATCATGGAGGAGTAGCTAACTATAGATCTAGTGAAGGAAAAACAGTGAAAGTCCCTTTTAAAGGCAGTGTTGAAAATACGATCCAAGATATATTAGGCGGAATGAGAAGCACTTGTACATATATTGGTGCTAATAAGCTAAAAGATATTAGTAAATGTGCTACATTTGTTAGGGTGAATAACCAAGTAAATACTTTTTACAAATAAGTTAATACTTTTTACAAGTAATTTTATTATTTATTAAAAGTAGTCAATACTTTTTACAAGTAAGTTAATAATTATAAAAAAATAAGTAATGTATTTTTAGTCTATGGAACATAATATTTATGTGGAAAGGCAGAATGGCGATTTATGTCGTCTTCATTCTATAAATGCTTACTTTGGATATAAAAAAATAGATGACAAAGAATTTTTAAAATATTGTAGTGAATATGATGAAGTCATAAAAGGACTGAAAACTGTATCCATGGATGGATTCTCTGAAGGGCGATGTATCATAAGTTATATATTAGATAAACTTGATAAACAATATGTGTATCTAATACCAATCAATTCTTATAATGGTGCAAGAAGTCATATTGATATAGAACGGTATAATAAATTGATTAAGTTAGTTAATGGTTTTTTTGAATTTAACAAAGGGCATGTATGGTTTAATAAAAAAATGAATGGAAATTGGTATAAGATTGATAGCATTAGTGGTGTGAATATGATTAATATTCCAAGTATTAGGAAAAATGGAATTCTATTAATTATAGATGGTAAACATTTGTATAATGAAATTTTTTATTATTTAAATCTTGTTGATAAAAGTAATAAAAGTGATACAGTTGATAAAAGTGATAGTAATATTCAAATCATTTTTATTAATTTATACTATGCTTTAAAGAATATTAAACTAAATAACACAAAAGATGAAAAATACAATACATGCATAGAAAATTTTAGAAATATAAAGAAATCGTTAAGTGACTATGTAGAAAATGATAGATTAAATAAAACGAATGAAAAAAGTATTGAAACTATAATCCGGTTAATCAAATCATTTATTAACTCATAAGTGAAACCATTAATAACTTTATAATTAAAACCATGAACCAGGTTTTATTGCTTTTGTAGTGGGTTTATTTTCACTACAGCCACCCCATTTATAATTTATAGACGGATAATTAAATCCATTATGTATTTGGTCAAATGATGGTTGTAATCTAATTGGGTTTGTTTTCTTTGGTTGTTTCATGTTTTTTTTATTTTCCATTATTTTTCTAATTTTTTCTAGTTTGAAGTTGATATAAATGTATCCATATGTCATCATAATAAATATTAATAATAGAAAAATTAAATAGTGTAACATATATTAATAACAATGATAAAAATTAGCCATTAGCAAGTATGCTTATCACATTTAATCGGGATAATAGTTAATGTGTATAAAATATAAGGTATAAGTTCTTCTATATCGTTTGTTTGATATATACTCTTATTCATAGTGTATGACAATATTAGGTTTTTAGTATGTATATTTTTAAAATTGTCTGTTATATATTTTTTTAGATCTTTAATAGTTTCTACATTATCGGTATTGTAAATAACGCTATTGTACAAGAAGCAATACATTGATTGTGTAAATGTTTAATTTTTTAATTATTCAATTTTTATTGTTTAACTATTGTTTAACTATTGTTTACCTAGTAAACTATATTGAAATTTACAATATACACATTTGGCAAAACATAAAAGATAGTATATAAGTCTTCTAATTTTGTATTATTATTTATATCTAATTTATCATATGGCGTGTACTGCGTTTTATATTGTAGATTCCATTGTGTATCATTTAATACTTTAAAATTAAGATTTATTTGTATTTTTTTTAAATAACTATTAATTTTTGCTATATCATCTGGCTTAATAATATTTAAATTAAACTTATTATTATTATTTATAGAATATTTGCAGAATTTATACAATCCTTCTAAAAATACAATTAATAGCATCTCAAAATATATTTTTAAATCACAATTTTCAATTGTAACAATATCATTAGGTGAAATTATAGCATCATTATACAGGTTTTCAGCTATTTCATAGGCATCAAGACTTTTTTCAACAACATTCATATTTTATAGTTATTATTATTTTTTATACTTATAAACAAATCTTTATTAAATAATTAATGTATTACATAATTTTAATTGTTTATTATTCTTTAGGCATCATATTCTTCTTAACGAATGATTTTATCATTAGTAAATCTAAAAAAGAATTGACAAATAGTGAACTACTAGATGAACTCCTCTAACCTTTTTAAGGAAAAAGGTTGGCCAAAAACTATTGTTTTTAGGAAAAGTTTATTTATTTTTGACTAAACTTTTTTTTAAAAAGTTGTGTATATTTAATGAAGATAATTATTACAATTCTATTATTAGTTATAATTTGTTTATTAGTATATAATTTAAATAAAAAAGAGAAATTTCAAATAAAATGCCCCCCATTTAGTGTAAAATTAGGACCACAAAATTCATATAACTCTTTTTCTAAAGGACATTGTACAAATGCTTCGTTTGAAGGTGGTGAAAACTATGATTATGGTAATGATGATAGTAATAATGCAGAACCTGATAGATGTTTGGGAAATCAAAGCTACGTGAAAGCTAGCAATTCTCATAAATCTGATAGCAAATCATTTTGTCATTAAATAAGTAAAATTGATTTTTAATTTAATTTCCATTTTTTTAATATAAAATGGATTCCGTTGTTTTAGATGATACTTTTCCAAAAGAAATTCAGCCAAAAGAAATTAAAATACCTTTGAAGACTCATCAACTTACATTATTGAAAAAATGTAGTGATTTAGAAAATTCAAGTCATAATCCGATTAAATTACACGATACAATTAATAATACTGAATCAGAACTTCAAAGCACATTTGGAATAATAGGAGATATTGTTGGTAGTGGGAAAACATTAACAGTATTAGCTCTTATCGCAAAACAAACTATGTTAAAAAATAAATTGCCTAAAATGATGAATAAGGGAACTATAACGTGTACTGAAAGATCATTAGTTGATTATGATGTAAAACCATATAATATTATTGTGGTCCCACACACTATTTATAAACAATGGGTCTCTACAATTGAAGATTATACTACATTAAAATATTTTGGAATAAATAACAAGAAATCATTTGAATCATTTATTGACATTTTTAAGAGCGATGAAAAATCTAAAGAATTTGACTCAACGATTATATTAGTATCAAATACAAGGTTTGCTGATTTTAATAGATTAAATTTACACTATTGGAATCAATTTAGCCATTATTCCCGATATATTTTTGATGAAGCAGATATGATGAAAATTGGCGGATCTCATTTTATTAAATGTTCTTTCATGTGGTTTGTTACTTCATCCTACAAATCATTATTGAACCCATATGTAAGAATTGTATGGAAAAATAGTAATGGCGAAACATCAGATTATTATAATTACACTGAGGGATTTAATATTCGAAGTCGTGAAGGTGGATTAACACATAGTGGATTTATTAAAAATTATATGACGAATATTATTTCCGTTCCAAATAAATATAAAATACAACTCGTATTGCGAAATAGTGATGAATTTGTTAGAGCTGCATTTAATCTTCCGGACTATATTTCACATAGTATTAAATGTAAAACACCACATTATCTTAATATCTTAGATCAAAATGTATCTCAAGATATTATAAATCATATTAACGCAGGCGATCTTAAAGGTGCTATTGATAAAGTTGATTGTGCAAAATTTAATGAACATGATCTAATTAAAGGAATTACGCGAGATTTAGAAACTAAATTAGAAAATTTACAAATAGAATTTGATATGAAATCTAAGATGACTTTTAGCTCTGAAAAAGCAAAAGACGAAAGTTTAAAGAAAATTCATAGTAAAATTGGACATATAAAAGATAAAATTAATTCTATTCAAGATAAACTGAAAAGTTCAAAAATGTGTGCTATATGTTACGATGATTTAGATAACACAACTATTTCTCCTTGTTGTAATACCAAATATTGTTTTGGGTGTATTTCTACATGGCTACATCAAAATAAGAATTGTCCATTTTGTCGGGCAAAAATAGATTTCAATTCATTAGTTATTGTTACCGATGAAGTTAAAGAAGAAAAAACAGAAACAGAAGTTGAAGAACTGTTGAGCAAACTTGATAATTTGAAGACTATTATTGAAAAACAAATGACATCGCCAAATTTTAAAATGCTGATTTTCTCCGAATATTATAATTCGTTTGAACCCATTGAAGAGTTATTGAAATCGTATGGAATAAAATATGCTAATGTTATGGGAACAACCAATACAATTAATAAGACATTGAAATTGTATAAAGAAACTGAAGGACCTGATAAAATAGATGTATTGCTACTAAACGCTAATTATTGTGCAAATGGTATTAATTTAGAAAATTCAAGTGATATTGTTCTTTATCATTCTATGAATAAAGACAGGACTACACAGATTATAGGTAGAGGGCAACGGCCAGGTAGAACTGATACACTTACTGTTTGGAATTTATGCTATGACAATGAACTTTAATTAAGATTTAATTGATTTTTTATATTTATTAATATTAATGATACAATTAATTTTATGTATATTAATATTAATTTCCTTAATTATATATTCTAAATTTACTATTGAAAATTTTTATGCTACTACTGCTGCCGCTACTACAGCGGCTTCTACTACAGCGGATTCTGCAGCGGCTTCTACAGCGGCTTCTACTAATACTATACCTGCTAATACAAGTAAAATAGATAGTAAAAGTGTTAATGATGATGAAGAATGTGATTTTGATTATACAAAAAAAAGATATGATACACTTAAGAATTGCGTTATTGATTGTGATAAAAATGATAAATGTAGTCATGATAATTGTATTGATAAATGTTGGACTGAACAAAATATAGCAAAACAAAATCAAGTAAATGATTTAACTAAATCAGATAGTGCTAATATAAGAGCATTTAGTGGTGATAGTAGTATAAAATTAACATGGGTTAAACCTCGGACTCTATTTGATATTGATAAATATTATATTGTATTATCTTCAAAAATTACTAATTTATTAGAAGTATATATATTAGAAGATAAAACCGAACTGGTAGAATATTATATAACAGGATTAGATAATGATGTTATATATGATGTGTTTGTAATTGTTAAAAATAAAATGGGATCTATAAGTGATAAATCTAATACTGAAACTGTATTAACACGTAAAGAAAGTGAATTTAAATTATTAAGAGCACGACCTATTGTGAATGATTCGATGGGAACTATAAGTAATCCTAATGAATCAAATAAATTCCAACAACCATTATATAGTAAAAATATTGTGTATAATGATATTATAGAAACCTTAACTAAAAATTTAGGTTTTAAACCACCAAACGGAATTTATAATATTAATATATATTAATGTATATAATTCTAATAATTATTTTATTTATTATTAGTTATTTTGTATTAAATATATACGAAAAATTTCAAACAGTAGAAGAAATTGAAAATATATGCGATTATCCTCATTTAGATACATTACGTTATAAAATATATGAAGGTGTAGACGATAAAAAAATAAAAGTATTAGTGAATGATTATTTGAAACACTGCAAAAACCCACAAAATTTAGAAATTTCATTTATAGATTTAATGAAACTATTGTATAATAAATCATCAGGGACTTTTTCCTTTTAACCAATCAGGACAATTTTCAACATTCCAATTATCATTACCATTTTTATCTTGACATTTAACTTTAAAATCTAATTTAGCTCTGGCAGTTTCAAATATTTTTACCCATTTCTCTAAATCATCATAGTTTTTTTTTATTATAGTATCTTGGTTGTTATCTGTAGCTTGTTGTGTTGCATGCATCATAGCATGATCTGTTCTATATGTTGATATATCTTTATTTAAATCACTATGATTTTTTGTATGAGCTACGGAATATGTACTAAATCCAGATTTTAAAGCTTTATGTGCATCATCTTGTTTTTTATCTATTTTTTCTTGGGCTGCTTGATAGGTTTGAAATTGTGATTCAAATTCTGATAATTTTTTCGGTATAGTGTTGTCGATTAAGGTCGGTATTTCGACAATAGCTGTATCTTGCTCACTATCTTTTTTTACTTGTGATGTTATATGTGTTGATAATGCTTTATCTTGTTCAATATTTTTTGCTGCTTGTGCGGTTATCAATTTTTCCAATTGTTCTAAAGAACCATTATTAGAAGATGTTTCTTCTTTTACATTTATATACTTTATTATTTGATCTATTTTTTTTGAATTTACATCACCTTTCCATGAATGGTTTTTATTTGAATCGATTAAATAATTGATATATTTTTTCATTATTTCAATTTGACTTTTAATTGTATTACTTTCAGATAAATCACTATTATCAAATTTTAATTTATCATCGGTTTGCGTGTCCCAATCCCGTGTTTCCCATTTATATGGATTATTTGAATTAGTTGGATTAAGATATCTGTTATTAAACACCTTTAAAATATCGTTTACCATTTCGTCTTTCTCATCTTCGTTGTCCATATCTGGTTTATTTTTTAAACTATTTTTTAAATACTCCTTCAATTCTTCAGGAGAATTATTGTCGTATACTTTCTGTATGTGTGAAGGGGAAAAAAACTGTGACCAATATTTCTGACCCATGTTGTACTTTAAATTTTCTAAATTAGAAAGATATTCTTGATTAAATCCCTCTTTAGGCCTACACCCTTTTATAAATTTAATGACAACTAAAAGTAATATAACAGATAATATAAATATTAATATTTTACAATTTTTCATTAATATATAAATAGAAAATAATATATAATTAGTATAAATCAATATATTTATTATTGGTAATTTGGTTTTATACCTATAATATTATATAATTCAGTTTTTGTTGCATAATCAGGTAATTCAGTTGTTTTTGAATATTCTGATAATTCAGTTTTTGTTGCATAATCTGATAATTCAGTTTTTGTTGCATAATCTGATAATTCAGTTGTTAATGCATCAATTTCGGCATTATTTGCATTAATTTGATCTATTGCCAAATTAAGTTTCTTGATCGTCTCCTTAATGTTATGATTTAATTGCTTTTCGGGCCATTTGCTGAAACTCATCCCTCCACGAATTGAATCATCATACGTAATTTTACTAATTTTAAAAATTTTAAACCCCTCTTTGAATCTACACCCTTTCATGAATTTAATAACAACTATAAGTAAAATGACTGATAATATAAATATTAATAATTTACTATTTTTCATTAATATAATATTAGAAAATAATATATATATTATTATTAATGTATAAATTATTTATTCTACTATTTATAATTTTCATAATAAACTATTATTTTTTAGGTTTTAAAGAACATTATATTGATAATATAGTTTTATGTGACAGTGATTTAAAAATTTTTAAAAATAATGAAGTTTTAAAAGAAATTCAAAAAGGTTGTCCTACTACTGCTGCCGCTACTACTGCTGCCGCTACTACTGCTGCCGCTACTACTGCTGCCGCTACTACTGCTACCGCTACTACTGCTGCCGCTACTACTGCTGCCGCTACTACTGCTGCCGCTACTACTACTGGATCAGAAAGTTATACAGAATGTAGTAAATCCGGTTATTTGCAGGCAGGAGATAATGTAATAGACCAACCGATGGAGTTTACTAAATTCACTCTAGATCAGGCTAAAGCAGAATGTAACAAATATGATAATTGTGGAGGAATTACAACAAATGGTTCATGGTGGTATTTAAAAACCTATAATAACGATGATGTAAAAAATAGAACTTGTAAAGATAGTGCTGATTGGACATCATATTTTAAAAATAAGACTACTACAGCAGCATCAACAACTACTGCGACTACTATCTCTACTACAAAGTGTCTACATAATTATGATGAAACCAATGGGTTAGACAAATTACTTAATAATAATGGTAAAAATACATATATATTCACATATATCAATCCAGAATCGGTGCAGGAATCGAAACAACTAACAATGAATGGAAAGTGGGGTAACGTCCTTTTCATCGATTTAGACGGAACCAGGTTTACATTGGAAAAAAATGTTGTAAAATACATATATGCTGATGAGAATGACTATCCTATATTTATTGATAAAACTGAGTTAAGTGGATATTCTTATGTTAATGATACAATGTATCACATGATTATATTCAAATCATGTGATACATTGCTCATGCTGGTAAACACCCCAGCAAAAGAGATTATAAAATTTCATGTCACTAAAATAGAAGACTATATACCAACTACTGCTGCCGGCACTACCAAATAGTTGTGAATGTATCATTATCAACTAAATAAGTATTTACAAAAATAAAAAATTCTAAAGATAAAAAAGAATTAAAAATTGATTAAAAATTTATTTAAGATTTAATTTATTAAATATACATTATGTCTATAAAATTAGAATGCCGTGATGGCTCTGTGACTATACCCAAAAAATATTATGAAGATTATCTTAGAATAGAATGGTATTTTAATTCATTAGTAAAATTTGGGACTTCTGGAAAAGAAACTTTAGAACATATTACAGTTGAACTATGGGAAAATAAAGCAGCAATCTTATCTTTATTTGATTCATTAAGATTCATGAAATTAACGGTTCATGATGGCGTTTCATTAGATTATTTAGAAAATTTGGCTGATATGTGGTGCGCCCCACAATGGATTATTGACGAAATACAGAAACAAAGGCATGTTGAAACTAAAAATTTTAAGTCTAAACAACTCAATATACTCAATCACACCTTTAAATGTATTAATTGTTCAGCTGGATATAGAGAAATTGATAATCACGAATCAGCATGCTATCATCATAATCATTTATTTAATCATAATACCGGAACTTATAATTGTTGCAACAGATCACAAGATGATAGAGGATGTGTAATTGGTTATCATAATGTATACCCATGTAATTATAATTCAATTTATAATATGTTAAATAAAAATAAAGATGAATAAAATTATTTTCTATGCGTTTAGTATATGATTATTAATGTAACAAATGCGCGCAATTTAAACAGACTTAATTCGGTTTTACCTAAAAAAGATTTTTTCTTATGGTTTTATGCTGATTGGTGTGGTCATTGTCGTTCTATGGAAGACGAATGGACTAAATTAGTTAAAACATATGGTAAAAAATATAATTTAGCACGGGTAAGAGATGACCAAAAAGACCAACTTATAAATAATTTAGGTAGTTCAGTACAAGGTTTCCCAACTTTAGGAGCTACAAATTTAAAAAATAGTGGTAATAATAGTGGTAATAATAGTGGTTATAATAGTGGTAATAATAGTGATAATAATAATACTAATAATATGTTCAATACTTATCAAGGCCCTCGTACATCAAGTGATTTTTCAAAATTTATAAAACATCATTTAGTAGCGGAAAAGGTAAAACGTGCAATGAAGCGTAGAGGTGTTAGTCCTTGTGCAATGAAGCGTAGAGGTGTTAGTCCTTGTGCAATGAAGCGTAGAGGTGTTAGTCCTTGTGCAATGAAGCGTAGAGGTGTTAGTCCTTGTGCAATGAGACGAAAAGCAAATAATAATTCAAGAAAAAGAATTGTATTTGTAAAACCTAAAAAAGGATGTGGTGGAAAATCCAAAAAGTTTAGAGCTGTTAATTTATAATTTAATATTAAGTTGTTCTAATTCGTGTTGATGTGTTTGTGTTACTGCATAAATTTCTTCTTGTTTTGAATATAATTCATTTATTTGTGATTCAAATAAATCTATATAATCGGTTAATAATTTTTCATTTTGTATTTCATTTGAATTAGCATTATCTGAATAAGATGGTTCTACTTCAATCAATTCTTTATATGATTTTACTATCTTTTTCTTTTCAAGAGTAGAAAAAGGTAACTTCGTTACAGGATTTACATCATTTATAGTTCCATAAATATCAACAAGATTAAACCAACTATCATTTATTTTTATAAAATAATTATCCAAATTTTTATTTAATTTCTTTACATTCATTGGCGACAACTTCTTAAACTTGTATTTAATTGACTTTGAATCCATTAAATAAACATTAGAAAAGTTTATATCAAAAATAAACCTATTACTTTTTCTAAAAGTAAGCTTTTCAAAAAGCTTTGACCAAAACTTCTATTGTGTTTTTCTAAAAGTAAGCTTTTCAAAAAGCTTTGACCAAAACTTCTATTGTGTTTTTCTAAAAGCTTTAAAGTTTATTTGTTAAAACTTTTAAAAAGTTTATTTAAAAATAAATATTTACTTATTTGTATAAGATGCAAATATTTGTGAAAACTCTAACTGGAAAAACTATTACACTTGAAGTTGAACCAAGTGATTCTATTGAAAACGTTAAAGCTAAAATTCAAGATAAAGAAGGAATTCCACCAGATCAACAACGGCTCATTTTTGCCGGTAAGCAGCTTGAAGATGGTAGAACCCTATCAGACTACAATATACAAAAAGAAAGCACATTACATCTCGTACTCCGACTCCGTTAATTAGCATTCATCGTAAATAAATAAATTATAAAGGCTTAAACATAAAACACGTTTTTATATTATATGAAGTGCACAAAATGTTTACAAGAAAAAGATTCAGGCAGTTTTGTAGAGAAATCTAAAACATTAAAAAATTGCAGAGATTGCCGAAATAAAGCTAAATTATGGAGAGCAAAAAACAAAGAAAGAATTTCAGACTATAATAAATTAAAAACTATAGAAAAAAGAAATAAAAAGGCAACTATTAAGGTTTTATATGGAAAACCTTTAAATTTAGAAGATATCCCTCTCAACTGGACTAAATTTAAGTCACAACGCGATGCAGCCAATAAATTAAACCTACAACCATCAAATATTAATAAGGTTCTTAAAAAACATATAGAACAAACTGGTAATTATATATTTAAATTGGTTGATGAAACAAATGAGATTCAAGAAGTTAAATCATGGGATAAAATAAAAAAAGAAAAAGAATATGAAGACCTAATAAAAGGTAAACCATCTCAACACCGTATTCCACATGAGACTATAGATTATGTAATAGGGAAGAAATGTTGTAGATGTAAACTTTGGAAACCATTAACAGATTATAATGAATTAAAAAATCATTGGGACAAATTAAGAGTTGATTGCAAAACATGTTTAACTGTTTATAGAAAAGAAAATGTAAAAAAAATTAGTGCTAATTACATTATTTATGAGAAAAATAGAAAATTAAAAGATCCGGAATTTAAATTAGTAAAAACACTTAGAAGCAGAATATGCGCTGCTATAAAAGCAAAAAGAGCAACTAAAAATAATAATACGATGGAATTAACTGGATGTGATATAAAGTTTTTAAAAGGCTATATAGCAGCAAAATTCACTGATGGTATGACTTGGGAAAACCATGGTGAATGGCATATAGACCATATAAAACCATGTTGTTCTTTTAATTTATTAGATGGCGAAGAACAAAAAAAATGTTTTCATTATACAAATTTACAGCCTTTATGGGCAATAGATAATTTATCTAAAGGCGGAAAAATCTAAACAAATTATAACAACTTAAAATATTGCCTATTATTATATGTATAGTGATAATAATTTTTTTGTATTTACAATCTGTATTTTTGTAATTATTGGAGTAAGTCAAACATTATTACGTTCATGTAGTCTTGGTTCGAATATACTAGGTTTGTGTAATTTATTTATGATAGTTCTTTATCCAATATTAATATATTTAGTTGTAAAATCAATTGAAGAAACAAAACATTCACAACAAAAAACTACAAGGCATTTATTGAATGCCTTAACATTAGTTATTTTATGCTTAGTGCTATTATTTAATATTAGTACATTATTTAAATTAAAATTAAAGGTTAGAGGCAAGTTGTCAAACTATTAAGATTTTATAGACTTTTCTAAAGTTTATTTTTGATTTAAAACTTTTCTAAAGTTTATTTTTGATTTAAAACTTTTCTAAAGTTTATTTTTGATTTAAAACTTTTCTAAAGTTTATTTATAATATGCTATTATTTTATTGTGGATACTATATATTAGATTTTTCTTTTGGTATGATTTGGTGGACCAGTAGTAAATTATTTAATGGTGTTGTATATATATACAAAAGTAATTATTCTATTGAATATAAAAAAGAAGATGAAGATTTTGTTATTTTAGAAAAAGAAGACCTAAAAAAAGAAATAATGGAACTTAAGGAATTAATTAAATCTACTACTCGGGAACTCAATTCCTAATTCTGGATCATATTTATTCTGCTTTTTATCTGTTTTTATATTACTATTTTTAATATTATTATTTATTTTTGCCTTTAATTTATGTGATTTCAATATATTAGAATCTAAAGATGATGCAATCAATCGGCTCGAAGGCCATGGTAATCCTACAATTCTCCACATTTACTTTATTTTATTTAATTATTATAATTAATAAATAATCAATTTTAAGAGGTTATATCAAAATACTTATTAAGTTTTTTTGTATCTGTTAGTTAGAGGGTTGATAGATTTTCCAATCCATTATCTTTACCTTTTTTTTCTAAAAAGTAAGCTTTTCCAAAAGCTTTACCAAAATTATTTTTGATTTAAAACTTTTTACTAAAAAGTTTGAATTTGTTAAAACTTTTCTAAAGTTTATTTAATGGATTATAGCAGTCTTAATAATTTTTTAAGTTCTTTAGAAGTAAAAGAATCAGAATCTAAAACTATAAATGAGAAAAATAATACGAATCAGACACAGCTTGAACGTGATCTTAATTTGAATGCAAACTCACATATGAATCTTGAATTAGCCAATCCACAAAGAATGAATACTAATAATAATATTGAATCAAATAAAGAATCAATGAATGAAAAAATAAATAATTATAGTTTTATTCAAACTAAAAAATATAATGAAGATTTAACTATTACTTTTAAGAAATAAATTTAAGCTTCTTCTTTTTTTTCTAAACTTATACCAGATCCAGTTTGAAATCTATTTCCATCACAACTTCCACCTCCACCTTGTTCATTTACTCTAGGGCTTCCACAACTACCACCTCCACGATGTCCTCTTCTTCTTCGTCCACTTCTTCTACTTATTCTTCGTCCACTTCTTTTACTTGTTCTTCGTCCACGACTTCTTCTTGCTACACGCCTTGAACTTCTTTGAACTCGTCTACCTGATCTTCTACTAGTTCTTCTACTAGTTCTTCGCGAAACACGTCTTGAGCTTCTTCTTCTTAAACCACCAATCATTTTATACTATATGCAAAGAAATTAAATAAATTTAATTTAATTAATTTAATTAATTAATGATGACCCTCAGGATATTTGTGTGTACGACCACCTCCTCTTTTTTTATAAGGTTTTATGTATGAACCAAGAGATGAACCACAACTACCACCTCCACGATGTCCTCCTCCACTTTTTTTTAGACTTTTAGATCTTCTCTTAATACCGTTAGATCGCCTCTTAAGACCTTTTGAACGCTTTTTAATAGTTTTCTTTAAATAATGCCTTTTAGCAATTCTGTATCCACCCTTTAAACTACAACTACCTCCAAACATTTTATATTATAGTTCCAGAAATAAATTAATTAAATTTAATTATAATTCATCACATTCTGATATTAATGCCATTTTCTTTTTAGGGTCTTCAAGAAATATATAGAAATCACTAATAAATTCTTCAAGTCGCATCATAATTTCTTCTTCCCAAAAATGCTCATTAAATTTGACATTAATTATATTAATTGAATTATTGTCTTTTTGCTTTAAGACTTCAACTAAATCGGTGGTTTCCGATTCCAATAAAAACATATAAACGAAGCATTGGACTTTTTCATAATCCCTTAAACTATAAAACAAATTCTTAACTCTATTTTTAATTTCAACTATTTTATTTTCAGGCAATAATATTCCGTCTATTTTCCCACCTATACCCCATGTATCTATTTTATCATATTCATTTGGTATTTGAAATAATTCTGTTTTATAATATTTAGAAGTTTTTATTACTTTAGAATTTGTTTTAGATTCATACAAATCACAACCTTTATTTTCATATTTAATACCAAAGTTAGTATTAGTAATTGTATTAAATGATTTCTTAAATTCATTTTGCTTTGATTCAGGAAGGGATAACTCTATTTTCTTCATTACTTTAGCTTTATCTTTATTTAAATCATTAATATTATTAGATTTAAAACACTTGTACAAATCACCACCTAAATTTATATTATTTTCTTTAACTATTCTTTTAACCACTTCATAATCGGTTTCTTCCTTTTTTAACTTAATATTTTTTTTCTTAAGGTTTTCAACACATTCTAAATAATCTGATTTAAAATATCTTTGCCAAAACTTTAATACTAACTCATCTTTAGACTTATATGGATTATGTCCTGTAATTACAGTTAAATCTGTTGCGCAAATAGTAATGTTTCTATCCATTATTATTAATTTATATCTTTCTTTTTATATCAATTTTAAACTTTAATCTTTTATTAAATTGTTAAATATATTTTATTATTTATTTTATTTATTTTCTTTGTATATATATATATAATGGGAGGAGGTTTAATGCAATTAGTCGCTTACGGTGCACAAGACATTTATCTTACAGGAAATCCACAAATTACTTTCTTTAAAGTTGTTTACAGACGACACACTAATTTCTCTATTGAATGTATTGAACAAACATTTAGTGGTCAGATCAGTGAATCATCTTCTGTAGTTACTGCAATTATTTCAAGAAATGGTGATTTAATTTCAAATATGCATTTAGAAGTTAAATTCGCACCTGGATTGAAGTCAGCCGAAGACGAATCGTCTACTCAATGGACTAATAATACAGGACACGCTTTTGTTAAAGAAGTTGATATTGAAATAGGTGGTCAAAAAATAGATAAACATTATGGACAATTTTTAGATATATATAATGAATTAACTGATCATGATGAATCTGAACATATTATGTTAAATAAACACAAAGCAAAAGATACATATTTAGATAAAGGTGCTATAAAGGATGCAGATATGGATGCTTTAACAACTTATATTCCATTAAAATTTTGGTTCAACCGAAATCCTGGTTTGGCACTTCCTCTTATTGCTCTACAATATCATGAAGTTAAAATTAAACTCATGACACGAGGAATGCTCGGATTAGTGAATAGTACAAAAAAATTAAGTGGTACTGCTGCTAGTCCTACTTGTACTTTATGGGTTGATTATATATATTTAGATACTGATGAACGTAGACGGTTTGCTCAACAATCGCACGAATATCTTATTGAACAACTTCAACGAGAAGAATCAGAAATGTCTACAAGTCAAAATATAAATTTTAATCATCCAGTTAAAGAATTAATTTGGGTAATGCAAGATGATACTGTTATAACTGAAAATACAAATAATTCTAGTGAAATTATTAATGCTATACTTAATAAAAGCGATGGTGACGATAAATTACATAATAATGATTATTTTAATTACAGTATTGGGTTAGATAAGGATGTTGAATATATTAATGGACAAAAATCATATGAAAGTTTCGGTAAAGTTAAATTATTACTTAATGGTCATGATAGATTTAGAGAAAGAAATGCTTCTTACTTCAGAACAGTACAACCAGTTCAAGCTGGACATAAAATGCCTACAAAACATATTTACAATTATTCTTTTGCTATTAAACCAGAAGAACATCAACCATCGGGAACATGTAACTTTTCTAGAATTGATAATGCTAAATTAGTATTTACATCAGAAAACACATATGCTAATACAACTTTAACTGTTTATGCTATTAACTATAATGTTCTTAGAATTATGAGTGGTATGGGTGGTCTTGCTTACTCTAATTAAATATTTTTTTTTATTAATGATTCAATTTATATTATTTATAAATTAATTAATTTTTTTCACAAAATTATTTTCTTTGCTTATAGTATAAAATGGGAGGAGGTTTAATGCAATTAGTCGCTTATGGCGCTCAAGATATCTATCTTACAGGAAATCCACAAATTACTTTCTTTAAAGTTGTTTACAGACGTCATACTAATTTCTCGATGGAAGCTATTGAACAAACTATTAATGGTACACAGAAATCTTCTGGATCAGCAACATCAGGTACTGTTACTGTTTCTCGAAATGGTGATTTAGTTCACAAAGTATATGTGACATCATCAACGGCATCTATTGAAAATGGTAGTGCTATAGTTAGTGAAGTAGAACTTGAAATTGGAGGTCAACGAATTGACAAACACTATCAAGAATGGAATGAAATATGGAATGAATTATCGACACAAGATTCAAAAGCACAAGGTCTTAAAGCAATGACCGGTTGTGTTGGTTCTAGTGGAACTACAGGTGTTGGCATGGTTCAAGTTCCGCTTAACTTTTGGTTTTGCAGAAATCCAGGTCTTGCTCTTCCACTTATAGCACTTCAATACCACGAAGTAAAGCTCAAATTCACATGGGGAACTACTACCACCGTTGGAGTTGTAGACGCTGAATTTAAAGTTATTGTAGATTATATATATCTTGATACTGATGAACGAAGAAGATTCGCTCAGCAATCGCACGAATATCTTATTGAACAATTACAGAGACAAAGTGAGACTGGATCAAAATCCATGAAACTAAACTTTAATCATCCAGTTAAAGAACTTATCTGGACAGGTGATTCATATGGAGACGCAAGACTTGTTCTTAATGGACACGATAGATTTTCAAAGCAAGAGGAAGAATACTTTCAACTTAGACAACCTTTTGATCACCACACAGCTGTTCCTGGTCAAAATATGCCTGGTTTAGCAGCACCCAATTTGCAAAATACTACTTTAGTAGTAAATGCAACAGGTGTTACTGATTCTTATAATGCAGATATAGATCTTTCTACTAATACATTTATTGCTTTATCTGCTGCTGACACTTTATCAAATGCTGATGGCGCTGGTAGTCGTAAGTTTGTTCAATTAGCAGAAGACCAAGTAGGTGCTTTTGTTGTTGGAAATAAATATTTAGTTCATCATCATGATGCTAATTTAGCTAATGATTCTACAATATCATTTGCCACATGCTCTTCTGTTGGCTCAGCAGGAACTAATGGTGTAAAATCTATTGGTTTTGATGTAGATATTCATAGTGGTGTTGCTGCAGCAACAGGTGATAGATTAAGAATATTTTCTTTAGGAACAAACTCTTCTGGTCTAGTCCCAGCAAGAACTTCACAACTTACAGCAAAGGTTAACTGCTATTCATTTGCCCTCAAACCAGAAGAACACCAACCATCTGGAACGTGCAATTTTTCGCGAATTGACACTGCCAAGTTGAACTTTGAGATTGCTCCAAGCGGAAATGTTAACATATATGCAGTTAATTATAATGTATTAAGAATTATGAGTGGTATGGGTGGTCTCGCATACTCCAACTAAAAACTTTTTAAGAAAAAATAAACTTTTTAAGAAAAAAACTTTTTAAGAAAAAGTTTAGACAAAAAATAAACCTTTTAAGAAAAAGTTTAGACAAAAAATAAACTTTTTAAGAAAAAAACTTTTTAAGAAAAAGTTTAGACAAAAAATAAACCTTTTAAGAAAAAGTTTAGACAAAAAATAAACATTTTAAGAAAAAGTTTAGTCAAAAAAAAAATAGTTTTTATTTAATTTATATTTTATTAATTTTCTTTAAGAAAGTAATATTTTTTTAGGAAATCTATTATTACTCTTTTTTATAAAAAGTAAGCTTTACCAAAATTAATTTTAGGAAATCTATTATTACTCTTTTTTATAAAAAGTAAGCTTTTCCAAAAGCTTTACCAAAATTAATTTTAGGAAATCTATTATTACTCTTTTTTATAAAAAGTAAGCTTTTCCAAAAGCTTACTTTTTATAAAAAGTAAGCTTTTCCAAAAGCTTTACCAAAATTAATTTTTGATTTTACTTTTTTATAAAAAGTATTTTTTGGTTTGTTTATGACCTACACTTTTGTTATACCAATTTATTTTGTATTACTTTTTTATAAAAAGAATTTTAATTAAATTACGTTTTTTCTCAAAATTATTTTCTTTGCTTATAGTATAAAATGGGAGGAGGTTTAATGCAATTAGTCGCTTATGGCGCTCAAGATATTTATCTTACAGGAAATCCACAAATTACTTTTTTCAAAGTAGTTTACAGAAGACACACTAATTTCTCGATGGAATCTATTGAACAAACACTTAATGGTTCAGTTGCTGCTAGTTCATCAGTAACATCTACTATTTCAAGAAATGGTGATCTTATTGGACGTGTTTTCATTCAACATGACCCAAACAATGATGTTGAAGAAAATAATTATGGACATGCTTTAATAGATTATGTTGAACTTGAAATTGGTGGTCAACGTATAGATAAACATTATGGTCATTGGATGGAAGTTTGGGCAGAATTAACTGAACCAAATTCATTAGGTACTTCAAATACTTTAATAAATGATATGGCAACTGAGGGTACTTTTACAAAATTCCAAAAAATGGCATGTGCCGGCGGAGTCCAAGCTGGTGTTGGAAGTGCTGGTGCCAAGAAGCCGGGTATGCTTTTTATTCCATTACAATTTTGGTTTTGCAGAAATCCAGGTCTTGCTCTTCCACTTATAGCACTTCAGTACCACGAAGTCAAAGTAAAACTAGCATTTAGTGCTGCTTTAGAAACAAATGGTTCTACTAAATTATATGTTGATTATATATATTTAGATACAGATGAAAGACGTAGATTCGCCCAACAATCGCATGAATATCTTATTGAACAAGTACAACAGATGAATTCTTCATCATCAAAATCACATGAACTTAATTTTAATCATCCAGTTAAAGAACTTGTATGGACTGGACCTAGAGAATGGGGGGCGGGTGCCGCTGCTGGTGAAGTATCATCCGCTGTATTAAAGCCTAATGAACAATATACATTAAAACTTAATGGACATGATAGATTTTCTGCGAGAGACCGTTTATACTTTACTAGAGCTCAAGTATGGCAACATCATTCAGGATTTGGTGGTGTGGGTTCGAATAAAGCAGAGGATGGAATTGCTGTATACTCTTTTGCTCTTAAACCAGAAGAACACCAACCATCCGGAACATGCAATTTCTCAAGAATTGATAATGCTAGACTTGAATTAGCAAATGATGCACAAGAATTAAATATTTACGCCGTCAACTACAATGTTCTCCGAATCATGAGTGGTATGGGTGGTCTCGCATATTCCAACTAAATACTTTTATAAAAAGTATAGCAAAAATAATAAAAAAATAATGTTTTTGTCTAAACTTTTTCTAAAAAGTATAGCAAAAATAATAAAAAAATAATGTTTTTGTCTAAACTTTTATGAAAAAGTTTTTTTTTATTTTTATATTTTAAAACTTTTTAGAAAAAGTATTTTTAAGCTTTTCAAAAAGCTTAGACCAAAATAATTTTTGATTTAAAGAATAATTTTATTATTTAATTAATGGATAATCATAATAATATAGAATATCATGAATTTCAAGATGAAGAAATAGATCAACCATCGTTATATTTGTCGGTTACAGAAGATAATGAATATAGAGATAATTCTATAGATAATTCTATTAATAGTAATGCATTCAGATCAATCAATTTAGAAGAACCTACAGAGTTTAAGAATACTCATGATATATGGAATCCTACATTTGATAATAGTTGGAATCCACCTAATAATAGTTATAATACTTATGATAATACAAATATAAACTATGCTACTAATAATAATGATTATGATAAACAAGATAAACTATGGGATTATAGAAGTGAAAATGCTCCATATACAATCAAAAATAAATATTATGATACCGAAAAAATGAGTGATAGTATTGAAGATACAAGACATATCTTAAGAAAACATATAGGTAATCTTAATGAACGAAAATCTAAATTAAATAATATAGAAGGATTGACTGAAATGCTTACAGAAAATGGAAATAAATTTAAGAAAAACTCTAGAACCTTAAGGATTCAACAATGCAGTAAATATGCTTTTCACATTATTTTTATAGGATTATTAGTAATATTTATAATAATTCTTGTTGTTATATTAGCAAAATAAATAGTTTTGTTAAAACTTTTGTTAAAAGTTTCTTTTTAGGAAAAAGGTTAAAGTTTAAAATTGAAACTTTTTATTTTATAATTACCGCATTAAAAAACGGTGTTCTTAAAGACTATGTGTAGAAAACATAAATTTGCTTCTTTAGCTTATGACCAAGCCTTGCAATCTCAAATGAATTCTAAGCATGGTGCTATTATAACAAAAGGGTCCAAATTTATTGTTAGTTCAATGAATGATGGTAATAGAACCAGTGCATTAGGTCAAATTCATCGTAGCGTACATGCTGAAATAGCTGTGGCAACTAAACTTATTAATCAATTTATACGGAAGAAGACACGGAATCGGAATGAATATAAAAACTACCTAAAAAAATACACTATTTGGGTAGTGCGTGCCCCCAGCTATAAAACAGCACAGCTGAAGGGACATTACTGTAATTCGTTGCCTTGTCGAATGTGTATTAATAAGTTAATGTCTTTGGGCTTTAGTAAAATAGGGTATTCTGATATAAATGGAGAAATGATAGTTACTACATTAGATAAAATTAATGAAGTTAAAATATGTCCTTCACAAGCTATGTTAGGGAAGTATTACAAGTATTAGTATTGAATGCAAAGACTTAATATTTATTTTTTTTCTAGTTCAAGATAACATTTTGGCTTCTTAAAAAATAAGAAATAAATTGTAAAGCAAACATCTATGATTAGGCCAAGTGATACCATTAACAATAAAACTAATTCAAAAACAGTTTTATTTTTCTTTTGAACAAAATAAATAACTAATACTAAAAACATCGGAATAGCAACGATATCGGCAATATTAATTATAACTTCCATAAATTATAGTATAAAAAAAAAATAATTTAGTTAAAACTTTTAACAAAAGTTTTAACAAAATAATAGTATTTTTTGACTATACTTTTTCTTAAAAAGTATCTATAAACTAGAATTAAAAAGCCTTTTCGTTACTTTAACATAGAGACCATTCTTATTATAATCATAAATATCCCGTGGACCAAGTGTAAATTGGTTTAAACCTAAATCATCTTGATTGTAAGTATTCATTTGTTTTTCGGTTAACGAAAAAGAATAATGTTTTAATAAATGGAGTAATATGATGCGCATTTCTATTTGTGAAAAGTTTTTACCAATACAATCTCGGGGTCCATAGGTAAATGGGCTAAATCGTTCTGAACTTGGATTATAACTATTTATAACACTATTATTCCAGATCTCATCGTCTTTGAATTCTCTATTTGGATTAAAAATATGTGCATCACTTCCCCATAGCAACGGATTTCTATGACGTGACCAATTCGGTATTTGGACATATGTGCCTTTTGGAACAATCACCTTTTCATTATTAATACCAATTATATAATCATCTTCTATAAGTTCTCTATATGTTCCATTAGGAATTGGAGACCATAACCTAAGTGTTTCATTAATACACCGCGTCATATATGGAAGTCTTTTAAAATCTTCATATGTTATAGGATGTTCCTCTTGCATCTTCCAAAATAAATCTATTTCAGTTTGTAGTGTATATTGGGACTCAGGATTTTTACTTATTTCATACATTAAAAAAGATAAAGTATTACCAGTCGTATCATGTCCTGCAAAAGAAAATATCATAGCATTTCCAAATAATTCTTTTTTATCTTTAGGAATCCTAGTGCTAAACGCTTCTGTTAATGGTCCACTCCCATCTTTTAATTCTTCCAAGAAATCATAAAAATATTCTTTAGTATAGTCAGGTTCACTACCATTAAATGCTTTGCGAATTTTGTCATTTGTTTTTTCTTGAAACTCATTCGAAAATCCAAACATCGCTAGCTGGAGTTGTGCCATTGTTTCATTTAAAAAAAAATCATTAATATTGACTTCATTTGTGCCTTCGTTACTATGTTCCCATAATAATTTAACACAAAATTCAGATATTTTAACTGAAATAGGAATAAGTTTTTTAAGTTCTGTGTTAACACTAAATGCTTGATTAAAAACTTTTCGTTGGTGTTTCCATTCTATCACATTAGTAGTTGAAATAATACTATTATATAGAAGAGGTTCTAACATAGGATTTTTTTTAATATGTTTATTTGCTAACCGTTCTGCATCATCAGGATGATTAATTATAATTAAATCTCTTACTATATATTTTTTGATATAAGGTATATTTATATTAGTACTTAGATTTTTCCCATAGGTTAATTGATAGTCAGAAAATAAAATATGTTGTTTACCTTTTATAGAAAAACTTTTAATTTCATCTATTGTATTTTTTAATCCTTTACCCAGTGCAGCTGGGGAAATTATAGATGTGTTTAGTATTTTACTACGTTTGTCTATGTTAAACATAGTATAAAGTAAACTATTATTTTTAAATCATAATAAAAGTATAAAATTGATTTCAATTTGATTGTGCATATCAATTATAAGTAAACACTATGAATACACTTTTGACTAACCTTCTTATCCTTAATGCTTTGAACAATACAGTTAACAAAGAATACAAACCACTTACTAATATTTATTTGTATGAATTTAAAAATATCCATGTATCTAACTACAAAGATCAAAATTATAAATTTAATAAATCGTCAACATATAATTATTCTAAAAGAACTGGACAACCTAGAAACAGAGGTACTAATCATTAATTCTTAGTTCTATAAAATGGTATCATTACTTCATTCCAATTATCATAGCCTACCTTTTTTTTTATATTTTCTATCCATGATACTATATTTGGATAATCTTTTACATCAATATAATCACTGCATATTTGACTGTTTTCAATTATCATACAACAAGATATATCTGCTATTGTTAAAGTATCGCCAACCAAAAAATCGCGGGTTTCTAATGTTTTATTTAAATACTCAAATTTTTCAACTAAATTAGGAAGATCTTTTATATTTGGTTCTTCATTTCTAAAAATACGTGGATAAATTATTTTACCTACATTTGGATACAAAAATCCTAAATCCCAATATAACCACTTATCTACTTCAATATCAGTGTTGTTATCTAAATGTTTAAGTATTATCCTTGATTCATATACACCTTCCACACTACCATCTGGATACTCTATTTTTAGGGTTGGAACTGTGTGCATTGGATTAAGTTTTAAATATTCTTCGGTTTTATGTTCACCTTTGCTCATATTCAATAATACTTCTTCGGCTAAAACATTTTTATATTTCATATACAATCTTACAGCTCGTGCACCAGGACATCCATTAATATAAAAAAATGTATATTTATTCATTTATAATTATATAATCTATTATTTAAATAAGTTATAAACGATATTAAATAAACTTATTAGCATTTAATTAGTTCATCGTATTCAGAGTTAACTCTATCTCTACAATATTTATATTTAGGATTATATTTGCATTCCAAAAACCAATTAGATAATTTAGATACGTATATTTTTTTATATGAATCTTTCCATTCAAAATATGCTATTTTACTCCCGTAAAAATACATGTCTACAAAATTATAAATAGGATTATTTGAGTAAAATAGATAATGTATATTTTCTGGCATATCAGGTAAATCAGTTAAATTATTATTAATACAATACACATATTTAACTTTATTTGGTAACTTGGGAAGATTACACAAATTATTATTAGAACATTCCAGTATTCTTAACTTTAAGGGTAGAAATGGCAACTCGGTCAAAATATTATTTGATACATACAACCACCCAAGAGTTTTAGGAAGAAATGGTATAATAGTTAATTTATTATTAGTACAATCCAAATATTCTAAAAAAGGTGGTAATTCAGGTAGTTGAGTTAAATTATTATTACTACAATTTAACGTCTTAAGATATACTGGAAGATTAGGTAGAAAAGTTAAATTATTATTACTACAATCTATTTCTGCTATAAAATCATAATCTATATGTGTTAGTAATTCATCAAATGAGTTATAAAAAGTTTTAAACCCATATTCCGTTTTAATAGTAATCATATTACTTTTTAAGTAATGATTGATAATAAAATATAAATCAATTTTTCATAATTTTACAAATATTCTAAATTATTTTCAATATAAATATAATACTATAATATAATGTATTGCACGGAATGTGGGAAATTTTTAATTAAAGGTAACAGTTTTTGTACCTCTTGTGGTACTCCTGTTAGCAGAAATAATTTAAGTTATAAACAACAATTCTGCACTCAATGTAGAAATCCTATTATAAAAGGTAATAATTTTTGTACCAAATGTGGATTTCCGGTTAGTGTAAGTAGACGAAAATCCAGTGTAAGTAGACGGAAATCCAGTGTAAGTAGAAGGAAATCCAGTGTAAGTAGAAGGAGATCCAGTGTAAGTAGAAGGAAATCCAGTGTAAGTAGAAGGAGATCCAGTGTAAGTAGAAGGAGATCCAGTGTAAGTAGAAGGAGATCCAGTTTATTTTATAATCCAGTTACTAAGTTTCTAAATCCTCCATATTGTTCTAAAGATGATGTCCATAATTTATTGGAATATATTTGGAGATTAAATTATTATAATAAACATAATAATTTAAAAAATGGAGATTATTTTATAGAAAATGGTGAATTTAATAAACATGGTTCAAATGAATTTTGTAACTACAGACTTTATTATTGGAATAATAATTTATTTTATTATATAAATCTATGTAGAAGGGAAATAGACTCAAATAATATATCACTTGAAATTAAATTAAATAAAAGAATTCCAATTGAACACCTGAAAAGTAAAAAAAAAAGATTACAAATGAATAATCTTTTTACAGACCCTGAATTAAATCTTTTAGAGTTAAGTACTTATATACATCAAAAACAACCTATAGGGAGTGGAAAATGTGGATTTTATACCGTAATGAATTTACTCCGTATAAAATTACCAAAAAATACAATGGATTCTATGTCTTCTCAGATAATTTATGATTATATTAAAAAAAGTATGGAATATAATAATACTCTTAGTTTAAAAGAGGCTAAAAAACGTGCTATGGATTTTAAACCAGGTGGATTTCATAAAGGAAAATTTTATGATATTGAAGTTATTAAAAGAACCCTAGCTTTATTTAAATTTGAAACTCATATGATTAAAAAACAACATATAGAAAAATACATTGAAGCTATTATTGATATTAATATAACAGACACTTCTGTTAAATCAGAATTAAATGAATTAAATATGATAAAAGAGAAAAAACTATCCAACAATGATCATTGGGATCCTTTATTACCTAAACCTCCTTCATGGTCATCTAATTGGGACAATTATTATGATTCTATATCTGATTATAAACAAAAAAATTTTATAAAAGCTTATATTGATAATGCATTTGGTATTATATTAAATACAGGAAATGGACGTCATTGGTATTGTATTACAAAAAGATACAGTAATTATTATATAATGAATTCATCTCTTAAAAATGAAAAAGAATTAAATTTAAATGACTTTTATATATATATTAATAATGTAAAGGAACATGGATGCTCTTTTTTTATCGTAAATAAACTTCAATCAAAAGAAGAAGACGAATGGGTTTAATCATAGCAATTATTGTCATTGTATTCTTCCATCCTCTCTTCGTAATCTTGTTTAGCCTCTTTAGACATTTGTAAATATTTGTCTTTGCTTTCACATTTTCCCCAAAGCAGTCCAAGCTCTTTCATTACCCCACCCATTGATAATCCTTCATTTTTATTTCTAATTTGCTGTCTATGTTCGTCACAGAAATATAAGAACGATGATTTTGGTCTTCGTGGCATTAATGGATCTCTTTGTTTCTTAATTTTCAATGGATCAGATAGAAATTTCTTAATAATGTCATCTTGTCTATCTGATGCATCTACTTCTGCCAAAACACGTTTAATTAGTTTTTTATGAGAATTGTACCAAAGGTCATTCAAGTCGACTGTGTTGTTTTGAAAAAAGTTGCTAGCCATGATATATATAATTAATGTTAATACTTTTAAATCATATTTATTATTCAATTTTTATTTAAAGTGTTAAAGATTTTTTAATAAATATTAATTAGAATACGTATGAATGAAATACGTATAGGTATACTTGGTAATGTAGATAGTGGTAAAAGCACTATTATAAGTGTATTAAAAGAACACAGTTTAGATAATGGACGTGGATTAGCACGAAATAAAATTCTAAAGCATAAACATGAACAAGTATCAGGAAGAACATCAAGCATTACTCACCATTACTATGATAATGAAGAAAAAAATAAGATACTATCATTTATTGATTTAGCAGGACATGAAAAATACTATAAAACAACTATCTTTGGGGTAAATGTATGCTCTCTCGATTATATTGTATTAATGATTGGGAGTAATATGGGGGTGACAAAAATGACAATAGAACATTTAACGCTCATATTAATCATGAAAATTCCATTTATAATTGTGTTTTCTAAAATAGATATATGTCCTCCAAATATTTACAAGCAAACATTTAAAACATTAGTTAAAATGCTTAAAAAATATAAAATATACCATGAATTAAAACAAATTACAGATTTAGAAAGTGCAAAACTGAATTGGAATTTTCAGGATTCAAAAATAATCCCCTATTTTAATGTTTCAAATGTTAAAGGAAATAACATTAACATTTTAAGAGATTTCTTATTAAATATTAAAAATATATACAATTGGAAAGAATTAAGCACTCAAAAACAGAAATGTTTAGTTGAAGATATATTTTTTGTTAAAGGTGTGGGTATAGTTATAACAGGTACAGTTATATCTGGCATTATTTCTAAAGGAGATAAAATAATGATAGGACCCTTTAATGGAATCTTTTATGAAATTCAAATAAAATCTATTCATAATAATTTTAGAACATATGTAGATTGTATTGAAGCTGGTAAATCAGGTTGTTTTAATATTAAATCATTAGATAAACATTTTTATATTAAACGTTCTTCTATAAAACGTGGAATGATTCTATTAGATAAAACACACGATAATCATACTTATAGGGAATTTGAAGCTAAAATTAAGATTTTACACCACCCAACAACTATAAAAGAAAACTATGAAACAACTATTCATTGTGGTTCAATTAGACAAATAGCAACAATAATAAAAATTAAAAATAAAAATAATGAAGACATAAACAATGATAACCGAGAAGTTAATACTGATAACCGAGAATTTAATACTAATAACCGTAATGACGATGAAGAAATTTGTTATCTTAGAACTGGAGATACTTCAACAGTTGTGTTTAGGTTTAAAAAGAAACCAGAGTTTATTCAAGAAAATAAACAAATAATATTTAGAGAAGGACAAACAAAAGGAATAGGTTGGATTACCAAAATAATATAATAAAAGTAAGTTTTTCCTAAAAGCTTTTTATATATTCTTTTAATCTTTTAACATCGTACGGTTTTAATTTACTGGCTTCTCCCACATATTCGCCAAGAGGTTCTCCTGCATCTCCTACTTTAGCCATTTCGGCATCATATAATATATTTGGACCATCAGGTGTATCCGCCATCAATACTGCAAATGTAATAAATTTACCTTTCATTTTTATTTTTTTGAAAACATATTCTTTTGCAGTTACATCTACCCGCCGACTTCTTTCAGTATCAACATGTTCTTTTTTAACATTAGGAATAAATGAATAATTATCACGAGAAGCTGTTCCAAATGACAAGCATTCAAAATAGTTATCTTTGCTCCGTGTTTCATTTAAATTTATATTACAATCAAACGAAGTTTCTTTAATTAAGCGTAAGAAATCATTCATTACGCCCAATTTTTTCAGCGATATTTCGTGCAACACTTCATCTGATGTCATTCCACCTTTATCATCTAATATAGTTAAATCGCTTTTCAAATGTTCTATTTTTATAGTAGCCAAGTATGAATAAATTTCAACAGTTCGGTCTTTAGGTGGTAATTGTAAGTGTGAACCAACACGCACAGCGCGCCCTTTAACTTGTTTGGTTCTCACAGGATTCCAATAGGGTTCTACAATATGAACTTGTCTAACATTTTGTAAATCAATACCTTCTGCACCAGATTTAGTTGTTAGAAGAATCTTTATAATATCACCTCTTATATTATTTTTACTAGGATACATTTCTTCTAATTGTTCTTTAATATTAACTGGTAGTTCTTCAAACTGATTATTATATATTTTTCTAATAATATCACTTTGGTCTTGATTTCCACCCCAAAACGCAAATTTAGGTTTATCTTTATTTGCGGCTGATATATCTATTGAATATTTTCCCTTAGATACTTCTTTTAATCTAAATGGAGCATACCCATTTGCTTCTAAACATATTTCTAATGTAGCAATACCTTCAAGTGTTTTATATTCAGTATAGATAAATGATAGTCCATTAATTTCATTACATTTTTTAATAATTATGTTATATTTTGGTGAATATTTCATCAATTGTTCTGGATCATCTATTTTTAATAATGTATCTTTAGCAGCATACAATTCCTTTAATGCCTTTTCTTTTGCTTTATCATAATCTAATATTCCTTTAGTATTAGGTTCAAAGACAATTGGTATTCCATGATCCTTTAATAATTCAACTACAAACTCAGTCTGTCTATCTGTTAATAAATCTATAGTGCTTGTAATCTTAATTCCACCTGTTTCATTCCATTTTAATTCATCAATAGAAATTGGTTCATCTAATTTAATAACTTTATTAAATAACATAAATGGTTTTTTCTCTCCGATTTTTTTGAGAACTGGATTTTTAAGTGCCTCAACCGATGTTAATATTTGTTCGTTTATAACTAAATGAGTGATTCCAACCTTATTTTGATAAATAACGCCGCAAGAATTTTTAGGGTATTTTAAATTTATACGACTCCGTTTATCTAAAATCTGTCTATCTAATTCTTTAATACAATCTTCATATTTTTCAGGTGTTTTACTTTTTTTAAAATGATTAGCACATTCAAAACTATCATAAAAAGAAAATAATTTATTTGATAACATAGCATCTGTTGTTTCATGTGTTAAACTACGATCAGGACTTAAAAATCGGTCCATATTTTTATTCAAAAAGAACATACCATTTTTAGTTGTTATATCACTTTTTTTTACACTAACAGTATTACTTTCAATTGTTTCCTCTGCCTCAACAACATCTTCTATATTTTCAGAGTGAAGTTGATTTGGGTATGGTCTTTTAATTGATTCTGGGAACACAAAACTACAATGCATTCTTGAATATGCTCGGTAACTCGATTTTTTATCATCAAACAAATTATCATCAGCAGAACCTGCATTTGACCTAGTAGAGTCAGTTCTTTTAATTAGTCCTTTACCTTTCCCTTTACTTTTAGGCTTTACTGTTTGCTTTTTACTTTTATCTTGATCTATTTCATCTTTCCTTATTTCACTATAAGCTAAAAATTGATACTTACTCATTGGAACTGGAACTACTTCATTTACTGTTACCGTTGGAAGAAGAGATTTATCTTGTGTACTAAAATATGATACTAATCCCATAATCCGAGATTGAAATAACATCGGGTTTTTTATTTGATTTTTAGCTTCATTATAAAATAATCCCATAAATTCATCTTCATTATCGGGTAATGCTGTATATTTATTCACATTTAACGAAACATCATAATTATTTTCTCTAAAAAGTTTTTTAATTATTTCTTTAAATTCATCATCACTCATGTCATTTTCAGGTGATGCTATTACGCCATTTTTAGACGGTGCCGTTACAAATCCTCGTGGATTTCTAACAATATTAATAATCTTATCACTTTTTTTAGGTATCACTTGATCTACTAAATTATGTTCATTTAATATTGATACCATTTCATCAAACGAAATTTTTGTTGACGATTTTCTTAATAATGTGTATTGAAAATTGTGTATATGCCCTCTTAACAAGTTAAACAATTGTGCAGTTTCAAATAAATTATTAATCATAGGTGTCCCAGATAAAAATACTGCTCTTAAATTTTCAGCTTCCATTATAAGTTGTTTTAATCCTTTACCTCTTATACCTGGAAACGGTTTAGACATAGCATTTGTTATATTATGGACCTCATCCACTATTAATAATTTATTATCAAACTTTTTTGATTTAATCATAGAGTCTAATTGATTTTTATTTAAACCATCAATATGAACAAATGAGTATTTTGAATCTATCATTGCTTCAATTTGATTATTTAAACTTTTTTGTTCTCGTCCAGTTAAACTATCATAATTTGGCTTTTTAGTAAAATCAATAAACCATGCTCCAGCTTGCTTTGTAGTAACTGAATTAGGTATTTTCAAATATTTAGCATAAGATTTCATAGGGTCTTTTGGATCACTAAAATCATGGAAAACCCAGTGCTGTTTAATTCTAAACATGTCAAATCCACATTTCATCAAATTTACCCGGAAATTTGTGACTAAACTTTTATTTAATAATATAATTATTTCTCGGTTAGTTCTAAATCCTTCTGATATAGCAATAGATGCACATGTTTTACCAACACCGAGACCATGATACAACAAAACACCCCTGTAAGGACTATTAATATTTAAATAATCTCGTACTATTTTTTGATGATTAAAAAAATCAAACCCCCCTAAACTACCTGATTTCATTGAATCTTTCTTAGACATATATGGTTTAAATTCTTTATTAAACCATTTTGGGAATGTTTTTCTATTTGGCAATTCCCATACTTTAGGTGATATAGTTTTTTGTTCAGGTATCAAAAACCGTTTGTCTATACTTTTAGAATTGAATTTAGTTTGAATTTTAAATTTTAATTTTGAGCTTTTTCCGCTTCCTTTACCATTATCAGAATTATTTTTTTTACTTTTAGGTTTAGTAGTAGCAGTAGAAGTAGCAGTAGAATTAGCAGTATTATTTTTTTTACTTTTACCTTTATCTTTAGGTGTAAAAGTAGGAGCATTATTTTTTTTACTTTTACTTGGTGATACACAATAAGCATATTTTTTCATGTTTCCAGATGAATATACTTCGGTTGCACACCAATCCCCTTTCTTTCCAGGATAACATTTATTATATTTTTTATCTTTATAATTAAAAGGAAAAATACATTCACCTTTACCTAAACTTATA